CGATCGGTGCCTAGAAGTCCCAAACGCTCAACAAGCGTGCCTCCCGTGAAGGACTCCACGTCCTTCAGGTTGTTCACCTGTCCGTTATGCACGGTCAGCCTCTTGTTGAATTCCTTAGACCCGAGGTCCGTCGATGCAAACATAGCATCGTCCCCAACTACCCGCGACCAGCTAGGCTTTGCTGCTGTTACACACCACAGCGTGTACAGCGAGAGAACAGGCCATGTAGGCCCCCGGCCCATGGCCGGCTGTCCCTCAGTTAGGAAAGAAAACTTTACCCCTCGTGGGTCGGTGCCCTCTACCCGTACCGGACGGGCGAAAAAGAGTAAAGTGCGTCCAAAGACACAGTCTACGGGAATGCCCAACCCAATAAGGAGCCCACGGAGGACTCCTCGATGATCAGCTCCCGTTATCTGGTCTGAGGCCCTGACTAAGTCAACTGACCTGATGACATACCCTACTGGGGTCTCAACCATTGGATGGACCTGTTTAGGTTCCTCAACAGGGTCAACCCGGGGATCCTGCCGGAGCAGCCCCAACAGCCAGCTGTTAAAAAGTGATCCAACAAAGGCCACCGTATCCTCGTTTGGTGTTACGAGGCGGACCTTCTCAGATTTCTCCAGGATCACTGCACAGCCAACCGTGTCAAGGTTGGTAGGATTGTCCACTAAGTCGTCCACCAAAGAGACCACACAGGCCGCAATCGCCAGCAGATGCGGGCGTTGCAGGTCATAGAAGTCGTAGTGGCAGATCGACAAGGCTTCCTGGTATTCCTGTCTCCATTGGAACAGGCACGAGGCGCCGCTCATGGTTTCAATCCCGTCCTTATCTACTAGCGCAAGGCTGCTCTCCCAATCCTCAGGCCGGAAGGCCTGATAAGGAAAGGTGAACTCTTGCACCTTTAGACTGAGTCTTTCTGCTTCCTCCCGCCTGAAAGGATGCGCGCACAAGGCAATCACTGCCTGCCGCACACCTACCCTCCAGCCACCTTTGCCCCTAGGAGTCGTACGACCCCCAGAAGTCCCATAGGTACACTGAAGCGGGGGCAAGGCCTTGCCATGCACCCACCTCGAAGCAAAACGTTGCAACGCGACTCGGGCTGCCCTTGGTGGGACAACCTTCACTGTCATGTCTGCCCGATGCTGCCGGAGTGCGTCGGATACCCTCTCCTTATCAGGATACGGGCCAGCCCGCCCAACCCGTGAGAGCTGGAACAGCGCTGTCTTGCGCGCTAC